ATATCCGTGGTTTCACTCGCCGCCCACAAGGTAACGTGGGTATGTACACTTCTTTAAACAAGTTTGCAGGCGAGAAGAACACATTCTCTGACCTTTCTCCATCGCAACAAGCTTCGATGCGCCGTTCTATCGGCAAAGCGAAGAAGGCTTTCAAACTTCCGTACAAGCGCGAACCTCTTGATTGGCATGAGGTTGGACAGTTTCTCAGACGTGACACGTCTGCAGGTTCAACCTTTATGGGCGCCAAGAAAGGAGATTGTATGGAAGAGATTTATCATGAAGCAAGATGGTTAGGTCACCGAATGAAACAGGATGGTAGAGCAAGTTTCAACCCATCGAGGATGCGGTTCCCTCCGTGTCTTGCAGGCCAGCGTGGCGGCATGTCAGAGATTGACGATCCGAAAACGCGCCTGGTTTGGGTTTATCCAGCAGAGGTGTTGACAGTCGAGGGTTTCTACGCTCCCTTGATGTATCGTGACTTTATGAACGATCCCAACTCACCGATGCTAAATGGAAAAAGTGCGCAACGCCTTTACACCGAATGGTGTTGCAAACTAAGGGAAGGGGAGACACTATATGGTATCGACTTTTCGTCATTTGACACAAAAGTACCAGCGTGGCTAATTCGTGTTGCATTCGATATTCTTCGTCAGAACATCGAGTGGACGACCTTTCAGGGAAAACCTGTTGACAAGGTCGAATCACAGAAGTGGCGAAACGTCTGGGATGCCATGGTGTGGTATTTCATTAACACTCCCATCCTCATGCCTGACGGACGTATGTTCCGTAAGTACAGGGGTGTACCTTCCGGATCTTGGTGGACGCAGATGATCGACTCAGTAGTGAACCACATACTTATCGATTATTTGGCAGACTGCCAGGAAGTAGAGATCCGAAACCTGAAGGTTCTGGGCGACGACAGTGCGTTCAGAGGCAATAACCAGTTCGACCTGGAAGTTGCAAAAATAGATTGCTTGCCAACTGGAATGATTATCAAGCCAGAGAAGTGTGAAAGAACAAAAGATCCATCTGAGTTCAAACTTCTTGGTACGAAATATCGTGATGGTCGCGTTCATCGTGACACCAGTGAGTGGTTCAAGCTAGCACTCTATCCCGAAGGCAGCGTGTATACGCTTGACATTTCCTTCACCCGTTTGATCGGCCTGTGGATAGGCGGCGCGATGTGGGATAAAGTCTTTTGTGAATTCATGGACTATTATCAAACAAGCTATCCTGTACCTGAGGAGGGGTGGTTCTCCAAAGATCAGAAACGATGGCTTGAAGTCGTGTTCTCAGGCAAGGCTCCAAGGGGCTGGACAACAAAACGAAGCCTCTTTTGGCGATCAATCTTCTATGCGTATGGC